GATTGAGAACTACAGTGTCATGGGCACTGAGAGACTCGCAATTACCATTCAGGTAAACACCAGTAGTAAAGAACCCGATGGCCCAACATTCACGAAGAACTGGATTATCCACTCTATCGAACGTGCGGTGAAGACGGGCGATGGTGATGGTAAGAGTGAGATGTACCTCTTCAATCTTGTTGAAGAACATGCCATGACAAGTAAGATGAAGAAGTTCAGTAAAGTCTATGGTAAAGGGAACAAGATAGAAGTTGAAATACTTAAGATTCTGAAAGCAGAACTTGGTAAAGACTTAAAACTCAAGATCACTCCTTCAGTTCAGGAGAACTGGAAAATGATTGTGCCATACATGCACCCTCTTGAGGCTGTAGAGTGGATGCGTGATCGTGCAAGTACAGGTAGTGGACTACCCTTTTTATTGTATGCAAGTTTATATGATGATGCACTCAGATTAGCATCCTTAGACAAATTACAACAACAGGCTCCTTTCAATAGTGGGGAACCGTTTGTCTTCGCTGGTACTAACGTGCAATCCCAAGAATACAAAACAGCGTATGCCGGTAGATTCCGTCAAGTCAAAGGTTTTCGTGCAGTCAAAATGGCACGTGCTTTCGAACAGATCATATCAGGCACATGTGGTGCAGCCTTCACTATGACAGAATTAGATGAGGGTAGAATTCAAGGTTGGGTTGGGAAACATTACTCTATCTTGGACGTATTGGGTGCGATACCTAAAGATGGTACTCAGAACGTGTATGATGAGAAGTTCGCTGGTACTCAAGGGCCTGCTCATGTGAACGATGCAAGAGTCATCCATCAAGTGTTGAGTAGAAAGACATATCGACCCGGCCCCAATTACAAGAGTTTCCACTGGGAACCCGATGGTGATGCACACATCAACAAGATCAAAACACGTGCATGTCTTCAGATGATGTCCCGCAATACATACGAAGTGCGAATCAGTGGAAGAGACATTGCTGGTGGAAAGAAAGGTGTGGGTGATAGAATCAATATCCAATTTCCCGATAACAAAGTGGAAGAGGAAGCGGGTGCAGATAAATTAAAGAGTGGTTACTTCTTGATCACAAACAGTAAAAACATCTTTAAACAGGACGGTGGTGCGGGTTTGCACGAAGCGATCTTAACTGTTTCTAAATTCAATGAAGGGCCGAAGGAACTGTGATGGAATTACCAAAAGCGATACCCTCAGAATTTTATGGTGATAACCCTAGATGGTTCACTGCAATTGTTATTGATGCGAGACCTCCCGAAGGTGAAGGTCTGGAAGGTTATGTTCGTGTTCGTATTCATGGTGTACATTCTCCCTCACTGTTAGACATTCCAGAAGCTGATCTCCCTTGGGCACAGGTATTGATTCCAACTACCGAAGGTGGTAACTCAGGACTTGGTTCAACACCAAGAATTGAAGCAGGATCACTGGTCATCGGTCTGTTCATGGATGGACAATATTCTCAGGTTCCGGTTGTGTTAGGATCACTTCCTCACATGACTGTACCCACACCTATCCAAGAAGGATATGATCCCATCAAACCCGACACTGCGGGTGTTGAGTTGGGTACAATGGACTTGGAAGCTGTCGATAATGAAAACACAGGCCCAATTAGTAGTGCAGTACAGGAAAAGAGAATCGAAGAGAACATCAAGGCATTGATGGCCGAAGGAATGGACTTTGAGGGTGCACTAGCAATGACCGCAAAGATGGATGTTGGTTCCAACATGGTTACTGGTGAACATGCAGACGGAAGTTTCGGTATTGACAATTTCAAAGGGGAGAGACTTGACCAATTGAAAAGTTCTAGTCCGGACTATAATAACTTTGACAAACAGGTTGACTTCGTAAAGAGCGAACTAAATACAACCAAGGCGGAAGTCAAAGCAAACATGGGTAATAGTCTTACCAGTAAAATCAAAGCAACATCCGAAGGACAAAATGTTCAACAGATTGCGAATAAAGTATATGAACTCAATGACAAGTATGGGGGTGGTTGATGTCTGTTAGAACTGACATAAAACAGGCCCTTGATATAAAATTAACGAGGGATGGTCAAAACACCACACTCTCAAACGAAATCAAAAAAGCCAAAGAATCTGAACTGGTTAAGAATGCGACTATTCTTGGTCAGGAAGCGGGGAAGGTAGAGAAGGGTTTCAAGAATCTTGAGACAGCAGTCTCTTCTGCCGGAACGTTTGAAGCAAAGGGTGAAGCGCTGGTAGAACTAACCGATCAGGTTGACGGTCTTGGTAAGACGTTTGATCGTGCAGCTACCGATATCAATTTAAGTGTTCCCGAATTGGGTGGAATTTTCGGTGAGGGTGAGGGAAGTCTTGAGAATCTTATTGATGGACTTGGATCCGGTGACTCAGCTTCACTGTTAGACGGTCTTACCTCTACGGTAGAGGCAATCGGTGGTGACATTGCGGGACAGATTGCACAGATCATCACACTCCTAACCGGACTCGGTGCAATGCTTGATAACCTTAGCGCTGCGGGTGTATCTGGTAGTGGTATGGATGCATTGTCTAAGACTGGGGAAACAATGGCTGCAAAGGCAGATGGACTCATGGGAAGTCTGGAAACTGCAGCGGGTAGTCTGAGTAGTATCTCCGATGTTTCTAGTTTATCAGAATTGACCGGAACAATCAACAACTTTGCACAAGATATTAGTAATGTTGCGAGTGAAATATCTGCGATTCAAAATATCAACCCTGCATCCGAATTCACCAACAACCTCTTACAGGATGATGTTGGCGGACTGTCAGAACTTGGAAAGACATTTGAAGATGCGAAGTCAACGGTTGACGGAATTACAGGTGAAGTCAATAGTGTTCTTGCCGAGGTGGACAAAGCTAAATCTTTTGTAGATGAAAATGTTAGTAAAGCAAGAGGTTTAGTGAATGAGGGGAAGGCTCTAGTTGGTGATCTTCAGACCGGAGGGGGTAAGTTACAAGACCTCGCTGAGAACACAACCCTGCAAGCCTCTGGTAAGGTCAATGACCTTCTTGGCGCAACAAGTCTTCGTGGTACAGGAGTAACTCCTAAACCCCAAGGCGGTGGCGGCGGAAGAGGTGGTAGTGGTAGTCTGAGTAAATCAGCAATATCCAATGTCATCAAACAAACACAAAGTGGTGCTCCTGTCGATCTTGCGAAGGCAGTTCAGACCGTGGGTGGTGGAAACGTTGGTGTCGATCCTTCAATCAAACCCATCCTCGCTAAACAAAAAGGATTCTCTAATACACGTGAGTTGGTAGAGAAGGTTGTCGCAGAATGTAAAACTAAAGGAATTGATCCAACTTTGATTAGTGACTTTGTGAAAGTCATGGGTGTCGTGGAAGTGGGTGTTACCACAATCGACACAACAATCACAGACCAAATTAAAGTCGGTTCTCAGGAAAGAAGTATCTGGAAAGAGTCTTTCGATGTTGTTGGTTATCCAAGAGAATTTGATACGTATCAACGGTTTGAGACAGGGGAAATTACTGCAGCGACACAGGCAAATTCGGTTACCGCAGAAAAGAAACCTATTGTATTCCAGACGTGTGATACCAAAGAAGAACTTCAGGCTGAGGTTCGTCTATTCAAACGTGAGATTCGATCTTTGATCATTCACTCTACAGAGTCGTTTAAGAATCAATACTTGACTGCAGAGATGTTACACGAAGATGCAAAGGCCCGTGGATTCCCCACCATTCAGTATCACTATGTAATTCGCAGAGATGGTACGATGCAGAGGGGTATTCCAACAACATTGATTTCAGAACTTGACCCTAGAGAATACAGAAACACATCCATCAACATTGCTATGGTCGGTGGTATTGATGCGCCTAGTGGTACAGAGGGTGCAAACTCGTTTAGATCGGGTAACTCGTTCACTCTTGCACAGTATCAAACTCTAGACACTTTCCTAGATACATTCTTTAAAGGATATCCTGGCGCCAAAGTATATGGTTATGGTGAACTGGTAGATACTACCAACGAACCGTACTTTAACGTGGAGAAATATGTGCAAAGGAAATTTGGTAAAATACGATGAGTAAGAAGACAGAAGCCGAACAGGGTACTATTCAGGAAAATGAGGGAACTAACCTCTATGGGTTTCAAGACCCCACAGGAGAATTCCCTCGTGAAGATTATTGGGGAGAGAGTTCTATCAACCGTGCAGCACGTGGTGCTGGTGGTGTAGGACAAAAGGACAAACCCAATGATCTCACTATGTCTGCGGTGTTCCCCAATATCGACATGGGTCTTGGTACTGCAACACAGGGCGAAGATGGAACCATTGAGTTCGAAACTAACACGGGACGTTCCAAGTATCCTTATAACAAGGTAACAGAGACTTACTCAGGACATGTCATTGAGATTGACGATACCGAAGGTAACGAACGTGTCCTGATTCGTCATCGTACTGGTTCTGGTATTGAGATGCGTAAGGACGGGTCTATTTGGATCAGTGCAACCAAGGACAAGTATGAGACTGTCGGTGCGGACTGTAAGATTGTAGTCGAGGGTAACACGGAGATTGCCTATGAGGGCAACCTTGATATGTGGGTGGGTGGTAACTTCAACCTAGACGTTGGTGGTAACCAGAACATCAAGATTAAGGGTAACAAGAACGAGAGAGTTGCAAAGGATCACAAACACAGAACCTCTGGTAATTCCGAATATACCACAAAGGGGAATGCAAAGATTTCCACAATGGGCATTCACACCGATGCGTGTCTAGGTGATCTACGTAAGACCATCACAAAAGGTAAACACGAAATCTCTGCAGAGGGGGCAGTAGACTTGGTATCTGATACCACACTCCTTCTTTCGGGTAAAAAGGAGGCGGTCATGGTATCGACTGCCTGTAACATCTCTGGTACAACCGTATCTGCAATTGGTATGAAAGGATCGTTTGGTGGTGACTTCGTAGACTTCTTTGGTAAGTCTTTCTCAGGGCCACTTGGGCCCCAACCCGCATCTGGTGCTGCCTTCTACGGATCGGTGATCGGGACTTCTCTATTCTCAACTTTCTCACAGTTTGCGGGAGAGTCATTACGTGCGGGAACTGCGGGTGCATTGGGCCCGCCTGGTTGGGGTCTTGCTGTAGTTCCTCCGGTTGTTCCGATTCCACCTACATCACCCCCTCCTAAAGCTGCATTAGTCGGACTTCACCTTGCGGGCGGTGCGTATGCGATTCGTACCGTAACCATCGATGCGGGTGGGACACTGAAATCAAAAATTCTCAAAACAGACTCCTATGGTGGTGTCTTTGATGATGGTGAACCTACGACTCAAGAAGCACGATCTGCAATGCGAGATGCTTCAAACAAAGATGCGATTGGTGCGTCACTGGCAGTAGACGGTGTTATCAGTGACAAACTTGACGATGTTGTTCCACCCAACATTGGTAGAACGGCTGGTAAAGCAAGAACAACACAATTTGGTAACACGCCTTTGGGTAATACTATCAAAGGACTTGGTAAACAATTTACAGTATCGAAACTAGAAGAGGAAGTGGAGTTACCTCCGCCTCAAATAAGAGTGAGTGAGGATTCGGCATGATATATTTAGCAGACCCCGTTTATAATCCGGAACAACACAATCCGGTACAGATCACATCCAAGATTAAACTTGCAAAGGGCATTTCCATTGCAACATTCTTAGGATATGGTGCACCTTCTTTGGGACACATTGGTAGTGCGGAACAGAGAGCACAGGTTGCACGTAACTTATTGTTGCACGCTGACATCATGAATATGGTCAATGCGGACAAAGACTTTTTTCGTGATGTTAGAATAAAGGTATCAGAAGGACTGTATGCTGCAGGCCCAACAGAGACCATTGCGGGTGACAATCTTCTGAAAGCAGATGGACGTATGATTGGTTATCAAGTGATCAATGGTTTTGGTAAACTTGATTTGGAAAGAACATTCGATGTTGCTGTCTATCTCAAGGACAATGCGAGATTCAAAAGACTTGTTCTGGACTACGATACGTATAATCCAGACGGTTCTTTGACAGCTACTATCTTAGTAGAGTTTCCTATGATTCCTCCCACTTATGATGTGGTGTTCAAACAAGATATTCAGACACAATACAACGGAACCTTATTTTCCAATAAAGAACTCGTAGAAGTCTTGCCAAAATAGTATAAATAGAATTAGTCTAACACAAGAGAACTAAGATGGCAATAAAACGTGCTCTGTCAATAGAGGATCGCAATCTAGATACGGTTACCTTTAAAACTACAAGGAACCGTAAGAATCTAGATATCGACTTGGGATTCTCCCCCAAACCTACAACGGGAGACATCTACAAGAAGACTGAGGCGCAGGCAGTCAAACAGGCTGTTCGTAATCTTCTGACTACAGGTAAATACGAAAAACCATTCCAACCGGATTTTGGTGCACGTCTGTACGACTTTCTCTTTGAACTGGACACGCTATATGATGGAGAAGCAATCATCAACAACGTCTATGAGTCAATTAGAGTTTATGAACCTAGAGTTGATTTGAGGACACTGGAAGTGATTCCTAGAATTCTACCAGACCAAAACACTCTGCAAGTTGATGTTATTTTCAAAGTAATAAATTCAGGTGATGAAGTGCAGCTCACCACAACATTAAATAGGTTAAGGTAATGGCGACAACTATCAAATCGTCCTCGTTGGACTTTGCAAGTATTAAGAACAACCTTAAGTCGTTCTTACAGGAGAAAGAGGAGTTCAAAGATTATAACTTTGAAGCCTCTGGTCTATCGAACCTATTGGATGTCCTTGCGTACAACACACACCTAAACGGTCTCACCGCAAACTTTGCATTGAACGAGTCGTTTCTTTCGACCGCTCAGTTGCGTAGTTCTCTGGTGCAACTATCAGAAGCCATTGGTTATATTCCAGACTCCAAGACCGCATCCGAAGCCATTATTCGAATGGGTATGAACCTATCAAACGTTGCGGGACGTGAAGCCACGATTACTATTGCGTCTGGTTATCAGTTCACCTCCAAGGTTGATGCTGTAAAATATACATTCCAAACTAACGAAACGTTGATTGCTTCCGACGATGGTGCTGGTTACTATCAATTTACGACACTTGATGGGAAAGACAAGATTCCTGTCTTTGAAGGTCAGAAGAAAGTTAGAAGTTTTATTGCTGGTAGTAACGACGAAAATGCTGTGTATATCATTCCCGACAAAAATATGGATATCGATACTGCAGTGGTCAAGGTCTATGAAAACACGAGTACGACAAAATTTGTCACGTACACAAGCATTCTGAAAGCAACAACGATCAGCGAACAATCCACACTGTACATCCTCAAGGAGATGCCTAACGGTTACTTCGAATTGAGTTTTGGTAACGGTACAACATTGGGTCAGACACCAATTCCTGGCGGTAAAATTGTAGTCGACTATTTGTCTGTAAATGGTGCAGCCGCAGATAATGCGTTAATCTTTGAACCTAGTTCAACAATCAAAATTACCAATACCGTATCAAGAACTCCTGTGGTTAGCACATACTCCAAGTCTGTGGGTGGTGGAGAGAAGGAGTCTATCGAATCGATTCGTAAGAATGCTCCTTTCCAGTATGCTTCACAGAATAGGATGGTTACCTTTGCGGACTATAATTCGCTTATCCTGCGTAACTTTTCTACGCTTATTAAGGACATTTCTAGTTGGGGTGGAGAGGACAATATCAAACCTGAGTTTGGTGTTGTCTTCACGTCTATCGAATTCCAAGATGACGTGGGTGAGAATAGAAAACAAGTAACCAAAGATGCTATCGTCGATCTCGCAGCACAAATTGCAGTCGCTACGTTTGGTATTAAGTTTACCGATCCTGTTAAGACGTGGGTTGAAACAGAGGTGTTCTTTAGATTCAACCCTAACCTAACAACCCTGTCCCTGAACACAATTCAGGAAAATGTCAGATCGGTAGTAAATAATTATTTTGCAAAGAACACAGGTAAGTTTGGACAGGCTTTCCGTAGATCGAACCTGTTAACTCTAGTTGACGATGTTTCTCCTGCAGTCCTTTCTTCTCGTGCAGAAGTTAAGATGCAACAGAGATTCTTCCCGTCCTTGTTAGTAGAACAAGATCACACACTTGATTTCCCTGTAGCGATTGCATCCCCCGACGATGTTCTGTATAGAATCACATCGTCCACTTTCTCATATAAAAATCAGAACTGTCAGGTGAGAAATCAGCTCAACTCTAATAAGTTGCAAGTGATCAACCTAACAACTAATAAACCTATTGTAGATAATGTGGGTTCTTATAACGCTGACCTTGGTAAGGTAGAGATTGTCGGTCTACAGGTGGATCAGGTTATTGGTGGTAACAACTACATTAAGTTGGCGGTAGTTCCCGCAAACCAGTCCGTTATACTTCCGACAAGAGAATACATCTTAAATCACGATTCCGCTAGATCGGTTGCACGTGCAGTAATAACGGATGCAGATAACTAATGAGTCATACAGTAGTAGATAGAACTCTTATCGATATTGGGAGACGTGAACCCAATATCCGTGAGTATGTGATTGAAGAGGCTCTCCCACAACATATTGTAGAGAGTTATCCCAACTTTGTCAAGTTTCTTGAGGGTTATTTTGACTTTGAAGAAACGATAGAGTCTCCTTCACATCTCATTCAAGAACTATTCTACACACGTGATATAACTCAAACAGACTTGAAATTGTTGTCCTTCATTGAGGACGAACTCCTTCTTGGACAGTCATACTTCGAAGGTTTCCAAGATAAGAGAGCGGCTGCAAAATATTCAAGTACTCTTTATAGATCGAAGGGTACGAAGTATTCTATTCAACAGTTCTTTCGAACGTTCTTTGCTATTGACCCCGATGTGGTCTACACAAAGGAACAAATTTTCAACGTTGGTGAATCTAGAATTGGTGCGGAATCTCAGAGATACATCACCGATGATAAATTATATCAACAATTTGCAATTCTGATTAAGAGTGAACTCTCAGTATCGCAATGGAGAAAACCATACAAGTTGTTTACGCACCCTGCTGGTATGTACCTTGGTGCGGAAGTACAACTTGTTGGTGTGTTTGATCTAAACATTCAGGATCAACCACCTCCGGGCTTACAAGATATTCCTGAGTTCGAACTTGAAGGTTTTGCATCACTTCAGCCCAGAGCGATCACAAGTGCTACTGGTCTGTTTAATTTCAACGCACCAGATGGAACAGTACAAGTGTTCAGAACAACTCTTGGTTCAGAATCTACATATCCGAACCCTGGCGGTAACGATATTATCGACCTACAGAACAGAACGGTTGGTGAACTTGCTGACATGTACTCGTCCTTGGCTGAGTACCTTGAAGCAGATGCACCTACATTCGACGAAGATTCGGATCGTCAAGGATCGTCTATGGACTTCTCTTCTACAGAAACTATCGATCAAGACAAGTTCGATTGGGTGGATTCAGACGGAATCACTAACCTTGATGAATTGCTGGATTCTGACTACAATAAAAATATTGACAACACATATGTACCGTAAATTGGTATAAATAGAACTATAAGTTTTTAGGGTAAACCGACAATGACTAGACAGGTAATCAACAGAGGAACAACTGCGAATGACGGAACGGGTGATACCCTCCGTAGCGCAGGCCTGAAGATTGAACAGAACTTCCAAGAAATCTATGAGAAACTTGGTGGAGATAGTTCTGTCCTCATGCCTAAGGTTTCTTTTGACAGTGACCACCTTATCCTAAATGGTAACATCTGGGATACCAAGATTGGTAAAGAAGAACCCACTTCTGATAACACGATTCTCTTCCCCGACTTTACGGGCGAAGTGACGGTTGACTCTGCAACTCAGACAATCGCAAACAAGACGGTTCTTACTACAACCTTGGTTCAGCCTTTCATTGCGGAGAGTGCGGATGCGGTTCATACGTTCCACATCCATGCACTACCTTTGTCTCAGTACACAGACATCTATCTGCCTTCTCTGACAGACAGTGATGAGTTTACCTTCAACGATCACACTCAGACCCTAAACAACAAGACAATTAATGCACCTATGTTGAACAATCCTAAGATTGGAACAGAGTTGCAAGATAGTGCTGGTAACCAACTTATTGAGTTTATCTCAACGCCTGGAGCCGTCAATCACTTTAAGATCACCAATCAAACCAACAACAACACACCTGTGTTTGAAGCAGTTGGTACAGATGCCGACATCGATCTTGGTTTGAAAGCAAAAGGTGATGGTGGTGTAGAAATTCAGAGTAAACTGAAACTTGGTTATCAGATCATGACATCTAACGGTGGAGTTGATGTTAATGTGCCTCTCACATTCTTTAACGCTGGTGGTGCTTTGACTATCACCATGCCCGATGGTGCGGAGAGAGGTGAGATCAAGTATCTGGTTAACCAGAACAGTGGTACTGCGACGATTACACCCGCAAATTTGCAGAACTTCAGTACAATAACATTACCAGTAAATCACTCATGCACTCTCGTTTGGGATACAGCTGAATGGATCGTAATAAATACAGGCATCGATTCCGCTGGTGCAATATTAAGTTAAATAGGACAAACAAATGGCAGCCGTAGTTTTTGACAGACAAAGAAAGAACTCTATCAGAGATATCCTGATCGATATCAAGGACTCTGATAATTATTACTATGCGGGCATTGGACGTTCTGAAGACTGGAACGACTCTGATGTTGCTCCCAATCCTGAGAACTCGTTGCGAGATGCACGTATTGCACGTCTTGCGATTCAATCAGTGAAGAATATCACTGACCAAACATTTGTGGTTCCTCGTTATAACTGGACTTCTGGTGCAGTATACTCTGCATATGATGATGACCAACAGGGTTATCCCATCAATGCATACTACGTGATGAACTCTAACCAACAGATTTACATGTGTCTACAACAGGGTAGAACAAACGCTAACCCTCCTCAAGTAGTCGCATCAACAGTGCAACCTACTGGTAACACTACAGGTACACCTTTCCGTACGGCTGACGGATATATGTGGAAATTCCTGTACTCCATCGGTGCATTGAAAGCGTCAAAGTTCATCTCAACTGCGTATATCCCCGTTTCGAAAGTACAAGACAGTGCAAATGCTACTCTACTATTGGATGAGATTGGAGTAGACTCTGACTCTCCTGCGGAAGACGTGGAACAACAGTTGGTTCAACAGAACGCTGTGCCTGGACAGGTGTTGAGTTATGTAATAACTAACAACGGTTCGGGTTACACGTCTGCACCCACAGTTACTATTAGAGGTGATGGTAGTAACGCAAAGGCCGTTGCAACAGTTGTTGGTGGTCAGTTAACCAAGCTTACAGTACTTGACAGTTCTGACGGTTCTATTGCATTTGGTTCGGGTTATACTCGTGCAAGTGTTACACTCACCGGCGGTGGTGGTGACTCTGCACAAGCACGTGCAATCATCGGGCCTGATAATGGTATCGGTGCAGACCCTCGTGACGATCTTAAGTCTGGTGCTATCATGTTCAACACCAAACCTTCTGGTGCAGAAGATGGTTCTTTCTTAATTGATCAAGACTTCCGTCAAGTAACATTACTTAAGAATATCAAACAGTGGGACAGTGATGCAGTATTCACTCAAGAAACTGGATCAGGTCTAGACAAACTTATATTGACGGCAGTAAACGATGGCCCATTCGTGGACGATCTTATCGTTCAGGGTTCGACATCCGGAACGAAAGCATACATTGATGATGTAGACTCTAACGGAATCTTCTTCCACCAAAGCGATTACACTGGATATGGTAAATTTGATTCTGGTGAGACTATTTCTATTGTAGAGGGTGGTGGTTCAACTACTGCAACAGTAAGTAATATTCTAAGAGGAGAGTTTGATCCTATGTCGGGTGAACTCCTATATATTGATAATCGTGCGGCAGTAATTAGATCGACTGACCAGACCGAAGACATCAAAATCGTAATTCAACTCTAAGGTTGTAGAATAAAATGCCAAAGATATTTAATAAACAAGTATTCCAGACAACATACAAGGACGATCACGCTGATAGTGATGGATACCATCGTATCCTGTTTAACAGCGGACGTGCTTTGCAAGCCCGTGAGTTGACACAACTTCAGACGATCATTCAGAAAGAGATCACACGTCTGGGACAGAATGTCTTCCGTGATGGTGCGCCTGTAAACAATGCGGGTTCTGCGTTTGAAAGAAACCTTGAGTTTGTTAAAATCAAAGCAACCACACCACTTCCTTCCAATGTTAGTATCATCGGCAACGTTTTTGTTGGACAGACAAGTAATATTAAAATTCGTGTCGAGGATGTCCTTGCGGCAACTGACACCGATCCGGAAACACTTTATGTAACTTACTTGGATACTCCTGAAGCTAGTTCGGGAGAAACTGCACCTCGTGTAACTCCGGATGAAACACTTTCGGGTACAATCGATGGTAACACATATACCTTCGATGTGCAACAGGAAAATACAGCACTCAACCCCGCAACGGGTAGAGGTATTGCATACGCAACGGGCGAAGGTTCATTCTTCGCAGTGGGACGTTTTGTCTTCTCTCCGAAGCAACGTATCTATCTTTCCAAGTATACTCAGAACTACACTGGACAAATTGTTTTTAAAGTAACAGAAGATATTGTTACTTCGTCTGACAATGCTGCACTATTTGATAACCAAGGTGCGACACCCAACAGATCGTCGCCTGGCGCAGACAGATATCGTATTCGTCTGACCCTTTCTAAACTGGAAGACTTGGATGCTGAAGACAACCACGTACCCTATGCAGACATTGCAGACTCTAAAGAAGTTTCTAAGGTATCTGCATCTGAGGGATACAACGAAATTAGAGAACATGTTGCAACACGTGTTCGTGAGATTCATGGTAACTTCATTAAGAAGTACTTCAAGGCAAAGTTTATACCTAACAACGATACTACGTTTAAGTTAGTCGTTGACCCTGGCCTTGCATACATCGATGGATATCGTGTAGAAAAACTTAAGTCCACACCCATTGTCGTAAAGAGATCACAGGAAACCACAACTGTAGACAATCAAGGTATTCTTGCAAACTACGGTAACTACTTCTTGGTATCTGACGCACTTGGTGCGAAGGGTATGTTGAACTTTGATGACTGTCAACAAGTAAATCTTTATGATGGTGTTGGCGCAACGGGTAGCGTAATTGGTACAACCAACGTTCGTGCATTGACTGAGTTCCAAAACTCTCAGTACAGACTCCATGTATTCAACTCAGTAATTACAGACAATACGAAGAGTCTTCGTAACGTAAGATCGGTAGGTACTGGTACTTCTAGTTATTACAATATCGATTTCAGTGATAACACAACACTAAGAGAAACCAAACAGAAAACACTTCTGTTCGATTCTCCCGTGCCTAGACCCAAGAGCTTTAGTAGCATTTCTCTTTCAGTACAAAGAAGATTCTCTGGAACAACCACGGGGTCTGGTGAGTTAACTATTGCACTGACCACTACTGGTGAAAACTTTGAAAACGTCAATGATTGGGTGTTCGCATCGGCATCTGACGGTTTCTTGGCTGGTAGCGTTTCTCTGACAGGCGGTGGAACGTCCGCAACAATCAGCGGTCTTCCCAACAGTGCTGCAGTAGAAATTCTCGCATATGTCAAGAAGGGTCAATCAAAAATTAGACCCAAAACCTTGACAGAAACTACTGTTACTGGTAGAATAGATTCTGACGGTGATGGTGTTAAGTATCTTTCTCTAGGTGAGTCGGACATCTTCTCTTTGAATAGAGTTCGTTTGAATGACTCTGATGGCACCAACATCTTCACCAACTTTACCTTAGACACTGGTCATCGTGATACACACTACGATGATGGTAAACTTCTTTGGAAAGGAACTGGCCCCATCACCACGGACTCCGCTGGTGGTAATGGTACAACCATATTCGCTAGATTCAAGTACTTCTCACACGGTACAGGAGATTTCTTTGCGGTCAACTCCTATACAGGTCAGGTTGACTATGTAGATATTCCTGCTCACCGTATGAATAACCGAAGACTTGTTTCTCTTCGTGACGTTCTGGACTTCCGTCCCTCTACAGACGGTGCTGGAACTTTTGTAACAGTTAACGAACTTCCTCAACCCACAGATACGGTTGAGATGGATGCAGAATTCTATCTGCCTCGTAAGGACAAACTGGTTCTTTCTAAGATGGGTGAACTGAGATATCTTCAGGGAACGCCTTCTCTTGATCCTCAGTTTTCCGAAACTCCTACAGACTGTATCGATCTGTATAAGTTCGAAATGAATCCGTTCACTCTTCACACCAAAGACTTGAAGAGTCGTATCCTTCCTTTGAAAGGATACACGATGGCGGACATCAACAAGTTAGAAACCAAACTCGACAAGGTTGAAGAAATGGCCGTATTGTCGATGTTGGAACTCAAGACACAAGCTTTGAAAGCATTGGACTCTGCGGGTGCAGACAGAACCAAGTCCGGTTTCTTTGTAGACAACTTTGCAAACCACTCTTTCACTGACACTCAGAGTCCGGAACACCGTGCCACCATTGATCCTCAGAAGAAGTTTATGAGGCCTGGCAAAAAAGAATCGGTTATCGATCTTCGTTTTGATTCTGCAAACTCTAACCAGTTGCGTGTTAAGAAGAGTGGCGATTTGATCACTCTTGATTACACCGAAGCTGATTTCTACGAACAGGGTGTTGCATCTAGAGTAGAAAACCTGAACCCCTTCTTCGTTGAGAAGTTGGTTGGTTCTATTACCATGTCTCCTGCTTCCGATTACTGGAAAGAGATTGATATTCAACCTCCTCAGATCATCGATCAACCCTCAGTACTGGATACGTCCAATGCGGTAAACTGGAACAACCATGAATGGGATTGGGGTGGTGTACCTCTTGATGACCTTCAAGTTGGTGCTTCACAGGGACAGGTGACTGGTACATCTACAAGTCGCACAAGTAATACCCTAGAACCTTTTGTCAGTGGTACTTCAACGTCCCAACAACAAGGCGATTGGGTTGTAACTGGATCAACCAGTAACACCACATCTTTGGGTACTCAGACCAACGTTGTTTCTCAGTCAACCGAAGAGGTTTCGACAGACTGGGGTTTAGGGGGCGAAACTGGAACAGCGGCCATTGTGGGTGTGGGTCAAGACTTGTGGGTTGCTAACAATGATGGAAGGGCTTTCGCTGGTCAGGCCGGGGGGATTACAATTCAAACTGGTCAAGTTGATACTATTCAGACCACCACTTCAGAAACTCGTGAAGCCCTTGAAACTGTTGATACAACTACCCTAGAACAGACGACTACGACTACAACGGAAACCGAGTTTACTACAGAAACTCAGATCACAACAAATGTGTCAACAACCACAACAGTAAACCGTATTTCAGGTGAACATACTGTTCGTGAGGTTGTTGGTCAACGTGTATTTGACTTGATCTCTATTCCTTGGATGCGTTCACGCAAAGTCTCTTTCCGTGGTGATGGTCTTCGTCCCAACACAAGATACTTCCCGTTCTTTGATGATACGGACGTGGGAACTTTCTGTATTGCGACTTCGAACTTTGTACGTCACTCCGACAGAAACCCCGAGACAAGAACCGCAAACCTCACTCCTTCTGTAACGCACAGTGAACAGAATGCGGGTAATGAATTGCTTATTAGTGACGCTTCGGGTACGGTCAATGGTGAGTTTGAAATTCCCAACAACTCCGCTATGCGTTTTGCAACGGGTACGAGAGAGTTTGCTCTCTATGACGTAAGTGTTCCTGATACGGATGCAGCCTTGTCTTTCGCTAAGACTAACTTCACATCTACAGGTGACATCGAACCCGTACAAGATATTATCCACAGTACTCGTGTTCTTGAAGTAACAGGAAGTACTTCTACTTCTGTGTCCAATAACACCGAGAGTGTTTTCTCGACAAGTACAGATGTGGCTATCGTGGAGTCTACTGCACAGGATGTTCAGACGAGTTCTACACAGACTGAGGTTGTACTCGGCCAAGAAACTAACTCAGAAGTTATTGATAGTCAGGCGATCAACGTCACAATCTTCCTACCACGTGACCCTCTGGCTCAGACTTTCTTTGTGGATGTGGATGCGCCTAATGGTGCATTCCTCACTAAAGTACGGGTATACTTTGCAACGAAGGATGATGAAGGTCTACCCGTAGAAATGCAAATCCGTCCTGTAATCAACGGTGTTCCAGCTTCTTCTGAGATTGTGCCTGGAAGTCGTAAGTTCCTGCAGGCTTCTGAGGTAACTGCGATCACTGACACCTACACAGACCCGACTATCGATGAGATGTTGGCAAACGGTACGGACTTTGAGTTCGACGAACCCATCTATCTGAAACCTCTTACAGAGTATGCAATCGTTCTGATGACACCTTCTATGAAGTACAGAACCTACATCTCTCGTGTTGAGGACTTTGTACTTGGTTCGACAGAAAGACGTATCTCTGAACAACCTTCATTGGCCTCTCTCTTCAAGTCTCAGAACTCTTTCCTTTGGGAACCTTCTCAGACAGAAGACTTGGCGTACAAGTTGTTCCGTGCAGACTTCCAGACTTCGGGTAATGTGTTCCTTGAGAACGTAAACCAAGACCCCGTAGTACTTGCGAAGAGCCCCTTTGTTGTACGTCAGGAGAATATTGATTCTGGTGATCCAGCCACAATTACTGTGATTCATAGAGGACACGGTTTACGTCAGGGAGACCTCACAACTATCACAGGTCTTGATTCCGATACCAGATACAATGGTGTACTTGGATCAAGTATTATTGGTCAGAGACAAGTAACTTCTGTAGACGGTACTGGTTATGAATTCCTTGCGGACAGTGATTTCACTATCGCAGCAAGGTTTGGTAACGGTAAGTGTAGTGGTAGTTTCCAACCGACATTCGACTTGGTATGGCCTTCTATTCAAACCATGAAGGTTCCGACTACAGACATCACATTCTCTGCTAAGTTTACTAGTAACTCTTCTCTAGTAGATTCGTCTTCGGGTAGATTTGTACAAGACTCTCAGTTCACTTTGATTAAGAACAAGTCTAACAATTACTTTAATGCACCTAGATGTATTATCAATCCGAACGAAGAGGCAACAGAACTCAGCACATACAGTTATCCTAAGTCTGCAATTGTTCAGTTGAACTTGACAACAACCGATAGTAAAGTTTCACCTGTCATTGATATGCAACGTGCGGGTCTGACCATGATCGGTAACATGATCGACAAA